ATGGTCGAACTCTGGTCACGCTCAGGCGGCTGGATAAGCTCCTGCTGCAACTCCTCGAGCCAGACCGACGCCTCATGCACCTTGTGGGTGACGTCGTTTGCTTTGAGGTACTTCTCGGTGTCGATGTCCTCGGACTTAATCATCCGGATCTTGCGGGCCTCGTCGAGTTGTCGGGCCCTCTGCTCAATCATGCTCACGTTAGACATGTGCGTACCTCATTGCTTCCTCGATTCGCTGGTAGGCCGTGAGCATGCGCCCGCGGGTTTCTTCGCTGATGGGTTTGTTGTTGGCTATGTCGAAGGCGACGATCTGCACCACCAAGGCCTCAAAGCCTATGATGCGCATCAGGTCGCTTGCGTAGAAGGCCGGCTTGATCGCAGGCTTGCCCTCGACCGGATACTCCTTGTGCTTGGGCGGGAACAGATCGCCGATGTCCATACCGACCGCCCCAACCACCGAGTGGACGTCACAGCCTGCAAAGCAGTGCAGCAGCACCCTACCGTCGTCAGCAGCCTTGATGGCCAGGGAAGGCCCCTTGTCGTCATGCGCCGGGCAGCGGGCAGTCCATGAACCGTTGCGGCCCTTGACCTTCTCAAGCCTCTGGAGCAGGTTCTCAACCGGGGTCATTCTTGTCTTGCCTTCAGCATTGCGTCTGCCATAACGTAGGCGGCTGATGCCATGCAATTTGGAACGTCCACTTCTTCTCCTGCACCATCAAGCCAATCGGGGCAACCTATCAACCCCTGCATCGCCCTGGCTGCAAAGTAATCGCGCAGGGTCATGCCCGGTTTACCGTAACCCGGAAACGCTGGCCCTCCTGTGTTCATATCATCCTCCTGTTAATAGAAACCGATTCGCTTTCGTCTTCCCACCGACGCTGGTTGATGTACGTCAGGGGGGCAGGCTCAAACCCCGACAACCACTGCTCAGAGGCCTTTAAACGGGCCACAGAGGCGATGATCCGGTCTGCCAAGGGGTCAAGGCCCAGGCGGTTCCATTTCGTCTCACACGCGCCCTTTCCGACCTTGCGCTTGCTGCTTGGCCATGCAGACCAGAAGTCGTTGAACCGAGTCGCTTGCGACGATATGTCTTTATTCTCTTTCTGTATCTGTATCTTCTTAGGGTTATCGTTCGGTTTCGATTCGCTAACCGATTCGGTTTTCTTGGGCCTTCCGCCTCTCAGGCCAAGGGAGCGGTTGGTCTCAACCCGCTGCTGGTATTTTTCAACTTCGGCATCGCATCGGCTGTTGCGATAGCCATCGGGGGTCTTCTCAAAGAACTCATTCAAAACCGATTCGGTTATGTCAAGGTCGAGACGGATCTTGCGCGAGACAAGGTTCGTGTCCAGTGGGATCGGCTTTTCGCTCATGTAGTACAAATCCAGCAGGCGGCGGTAAGCCAAGTCCTCTGCATCGCTCAGATGCGTGGTGTGGGTGATGTAGTCACCAAGGTGGAATTTGTACCAAATCACTTTATTGCTCCGAACATGTCCGGTCGAAGATCCTTGCGTCTGACCTTGCCGTGGGTGTAACGCTCGATGTCCAAACTGAGCTTTACGCTGGGCACGCGCTGACCGTTGATGATCAGCGCCAGCCACGTTCGACTGATCCCCAAAGCCGTGGCCATCTCAGTCTTGGCCCCCAGCTTCTTGGTTTCAAAAAAATCTTTGAGTGTCATGCAGACTCCTGTGGTTGTTGTAACGCCATCATACAACCAAAAAAAAGTTTTGCAAAGGGGGTTGTATCGCCGCGTTAAAGTCGCTACACTGCGGTTCCCTCAACAGCGAAGCAGGTTCCATGAAAAGCGAAAAAGTAATTCCATACACAACGAAGACAGGCGTGCAGATCGGATGCATGTACCAGCCCAAGAAGCACTACCCGATGAGTCGGGACATGGAGCGGCTTCAGGCCAGTCTCCTGTCTGGGTCGCAAAAGCCCGGACTCCTTGACCGCATCGGCAGATACGTCAACAACATCGTGAGGACTGACGTATGAGCCCCGAGTACCACCAAGCCATGCTTGAAAGAATGCAAATGCTCGAGGAGGCCCTCGCAAGGGCCGAGGCGGGTGTTGCTACCAGTGAAGACTGGAAAACCATCCGCTATGAATGCGGCCTGCACAGAAATCAATCTAAAACCCAACGGAGCGAATCATGAGTCTAGTAGCGAAAGAAGGCGGCAGCGAAAGTACCTTTACCCCAGTACCCCCAGGGATGCACCTCGCACGGTGCTACCGCATCGTTGACCTGGGCACGCAAAAGTCAGAGTGGCAAGGTGAGGTCAAACACCTGCACAAGGTGATGTTGCACTTTGAGGTTCACGGTGAAGATGAGAAAGGAAAACCTCTGATCACGAAAAAAGGCGAGCCTCTGAGCATCTCGAAGAACTACACCCTCTCTCTCGGTGAGAAGGCCGCCCTGCGCAAGGATCTTCAGGCGTGGCGTGGCCGAGACTTCACTCCGGACGAGCTTCGCGGCTTTGAACTCAAGAACATCCTCGGTCATTGGGCGATGCTCTCGGTGGCAAAGTCTGCCGGCAGCAATGGCAAGGAGTACACCAACATCATGTCGGTCAATCCGGTGATGGCTTCGGTCAAGAAGGCTGGTCTGCCGGAAGGCTTCAACAAGCTTGGCCTGTTCTACATCGACAGCCCAGACATGGAAATGTTTGAGACCTTCAGCAGGAACCTGCAAGAGAAGATTCAGTCGAGCCCCGAGTGGCAGGCGAGATCAAAACATGAAGCAAAATCAAAAGGCGGATCTGGGTTTGACGATCTGGATAACGACTTTGACGGCGGGCCGCCCTTCTGACATGAAGCTGCCAAGCGACGATTTGACCATCGACATGTTCGGTGGCAGGCCATTTACCGGGCTGGAGATCGGTCACGCTATGGCCAAAGTGGCGGCCGATCACGCTGGGGAAAACTGGAAGGAGGTGGCTTTCGAGTCCTTCCTCCAGTTCGCCCGCATGAACCTTGAGTTCACCACAGAGCAAGTGCGTGCAGCCAGCCTGCACGTTCCACCGCCCCCTGACAAAAGAGCCTGGGGGTTCATTGCGAAGAAAGCCTCGAAAGAGGGAATTGTCAGCGCCGTAGGACCGGTCAGGGCCGAAAGCAGAACTGTCCACGGGATGTATGTCACCCTGTGGAGATCCAACGTCAACAAATAGGAGAGCGACATGTTTATTTCTAAGAGCGAAAAAGAGCAACTGCAAAACGACATCAAGAGCTTGGCCGCGCTGGTGCAAGACATCAACGCCGAGGTGATCTACCTTCGTGCCCTCGTCAAGGTCGACAAGACCCCAAAGGAGGTCAAGAAGGATCGCAAGAAGGCGGTGTGGTCACCGGAACTGAGGGCAAAGCAATCGGCTCGTATGAAGGCCCGGCACGAGAAGGCTCGTCAGGAAAAGCTTGCAGCAGCATGATTGGAGTGTTTTGATGATCGCAAAAGAACCACGCGCTCAAGAGGGCGGACACTGGTACACCCGAGACGGTGCGCCGATGTACACGGTCGAGGCGGCCAAGGGCGGGCAGAGGAACACAACCCTCAGAGACGCCCGAAAGCTCAACCTCGTGCCGTCGGTCACCACCGTCCTGAACGTGGCCGCAAAGCCCGCCCTGATGCAGTGGCTGCAAAGGCAAGTCCTGCTGGCCGCCCTGACGCTTCCCAGGCGCCAGGACGAGCCAGAAGACGACTGGATTGACCGGATCATGGATGACAGCAAGGAGCAAGGACGCGCCGCGGCAGATGCAGGCACCGACATCCATGCCTCAATTCAGGGCTTCTACGATGGCGACCCGAACTTCAAGCACCATGCCCATGTCATGGGATGCACCAAGGTCATCAACAACCACTTTGGGCTGCAAGGATGGGTCGCAGAGCGTGCGTTTGCCCATGAGATGGGGTTTGGTGGCAAGTGCGACCTCCACGCGCCTGCAAGGCTTGAATTCGAGGGCATTGTGGTGGACGTCAAAACCAAGGACTTCAGCGACCCGGAGAAGGTCGAGGGGTACGACGATCACCTGATGCAGCTTGCAGCCTACAGAGTCGGCCTGGGCATCCCCAAGGCCCGGTGCGCGAACGTCTTTGTCTCTCGCAGCGTTGCCGGCCTGTCAGTCATGCG